TCGACTGCGGCGGGACGTGTAAATTCCGCTTTAGTAGCACCATCAAGTTGTGCGGCGGTTGCGGCGATAGCAGATTTAGCTTCAGCAGACTGACCCTTGTCTTGGGTCATTGCCAATTCTTCTTCGTTCAATGGACGCACTGCCTTGAACGTCAAGCGTGGTGTTGCGCTTGCAGTATCAAAACGCATTTCAGTGACGACGGCGGTCACTGGCAAACCATGACTGCCCAAGAACTTTGCGTATGACTGCAAAGGCATCTTGCCATTCTCAGCCGCACCAAAGATTGACTGCGCAGGGAGAGTCAGTTGATAAATGTCTCCACGAATATCGTTCTCCAAGAGGACGGCAAGGCGTTGACTGAATCGGCATGCGCGGGAATCACCTTGGCCGGAGCCTTTGATGTTTTGTGAGCATGAAGCGCACTTGCTTGCTTGTGGTTGCTCAGACTTGATGTCGGGTGTGACACCATCGTTTGACCAACATGTGGGTGCCATGGCTTGGCCTTCTTGATAAGTTCCTGCATAGAATGTTCTCGATACGTTGGCATTTGCCGCCGCAATAATAATGTTCATTGCACGGTCTTCGTTCTGTGCAATTTCTTTTCCATCAACCATCATGCGGAACACGTTGCCGCGAATGGAGATGCGCTTACCGCCGCCGTTACCACTGCCACCCATCAAGGCTTTTGTGGTTGCGTCTAATTGTAGGTTCTTCAGGTGGGCAGGTAGTGTGTTGCCGCCTTTAGAAAAAAGTGTCATTTCGCTCATTTGGATTCTCCAGTTGTTACAGTTTTGGTTTGCATTAAGGCATCAAGGTCTGCGCGATTGAAACGCACTTTGTTGCCTACTCTAAAATGGGGGATGTCCCCCGCCTTGACCATGTTGTAGATTGTCTGACGTGACATCCTCAACATTTTTGCCACTTCGGGCACGGTCAATGATTGTTCAAGTTCCACTTGTGGTTCTCCTTATAGTTACGCTGTACTTGCTGTCAGTGTTCAAACCCATAGGCATAAGCTCGGGGTTCTCTTCCAACAGTTGTTTCATGGTGGTTTGACTGATACGGCGTTCAAGCAGTTCGGGCATCTTCTTCTCCAAGATGAACTTGTGCATTGATTCCCAGTCACTTGTCCAATAGCGTGTCTTCACCGTACGCATTACCGTACCGTGAGTGCTACCAAGACGATCAACACCGATCTCCTTGCAGATGTCCAATAGCTTGGTCTCCACAACTTCCATCTGTGTCTTTACCGTGCTGTCAGCTTCTTCGTATGAACGTAAAAGTTCGGCACGTTTGTCGCGCATCTTGATGTAGACGGCGACGAGTTTATCAACCGATATTGTCTCGGTCATAGCTCTCTCCTTTTTGTTTTGTACATGGATAATAACGTAAAACTTTACAATGTCAAGAGTTTTTCATCTAAGTATTTCCCCGTATAAGTCGATCATGCGATTGTGAATGTCTACCTTGTTTTCTAGCATCTTGTACATCCGGCGTTCTACCCCACTGCCTTGCAAGTGCACCACCACTGAGGGATTCTTTTGCCCCGCTCGGTGAACACGCGCATTGGCTTGGAGGTAGGTCTCGACTGACATCACTGGACTCCAGTAGACGATGGTGTTGGCGGCATGCAGAGTTACCCCGTGCGAGGCCGCTTGTGGTTGGATGACCAGTACTTGTAGGTCATCTTTCGTTTGGAAACGGTCAAAGATTTCTGAACGTTTCCCCACCGACACACCGCCATGAATGACGGCTGTCGGGTACCCGTGCTTACGTAGGTCATCTGCAACCACCTCGATGGCATGTCTGTATGGCACAAACACTAACACCTTGTGGCTAGACTCTTCGATCACCTCACGTAGCACTGCAAGTCTATTGCTTGCATCAAAGTGGATAACTTCTCCTGTATCTGAATACACCGCACCACCAGATAATTGTAGGAGTTTGTTTAAATTCGCAGCGGCGTTGACTGTAGTGATCTCCTCACCAGCGGCTTGTACGATGAGCCGTTTACGTAGCAACTCGTAGTATTTCTCCTGTTGGGCAGTAAGAGGTACGTCTCGCGTTACGTAAGTCATCTCAGGTAAGTCCAAGCACTGCTCTTTTGTAAAACGTATTGCGGGTTGTAGTGCCTTATGAACAACTTGCTCTGACTCTAACTTGGGCACCCACTTGAACTGCGTGATCTTGTGCATGACCTGATCGCGGAATCCACCGTAGAAACGTGGGATACCCTCGGGGTTCACTAGCTTGGCGATGCCGTAGGCATCCAGTGGCGACTGTGATGCGGGTGTACCTGTCAGCATCCACAACCAAGTGTGTGGCTTCAGCAGATTGTTTAACACCTTCCAACGTTTTGTAGAGGGATTTTTATAGGCGTTAGCCTCGTCAATCACGATGAGGTCAAAGCCGCCCTTGATGATGTCAGTGGCAACAATCTCCACCCCGTCATAGTTGATGATGACGTACTCAGCATCCCCTGCGATGATCTCCCTGCGCTTCTCCGGCTTGCCATAGGCAGTGTCCACCTTGCGGTGCATAGCAAACTTAAACAAGTCATTACGCCATGCCGACTCCATGATAGACAGTGGGCAGATCACCAGTACCCGCTTGATGATGCGCTTTGATAGTAGGTAGTCCGATGCCCAAATCACTGAGCCAGTCTTGCCCGTACCCTGTTCGTTAAAACAGAACGAGCGCCGGTGCATCGTCAAGAAAGACGCTGTAACTTTTTGGTGTGCGAAAGGTTTATACAGCCCGGGCCAGTTGTATGAAGCGTTAATGGGCGAGGGAACATCTTTGATCTTGAGGTTCTTCAAGACAATCGACTCCTCCAAGTCCCAATTCACCAAGACTTCAGCAATCTGCCCGTCATCTGACAAAACTTTGCTCTTAGGAATCACCGTAGTAATTCTGTCGGGATTGCGTACCTTCAGCAGTAACGCACGGTTATCAATGATTTGCACTCTTCTCTCCAATGACTAACGTCCTGAACACGGTGTGTGTCAGGTTCTTTTTATAAGTCCCCCGTAACGTGGGGGTTCCGATTAGTTCCCCGCTGAAAGTGTAGCGGTGCTAATTGGTATGGTTATATGGGTTGAAAGTAAACCGCCCCGTCTGCTACCACTCATACCTAACCTCGCAGACTATTCCGAAACCTATTTTTTCTTGCGCTCTCTTGCGCTTGTCTCGGACACCACCTTGTGGTTCGATCCGCGCTTGAATGATCTGTTGGCCGATGCGCTCTCAATACGCACACCGTTCTTGTTACTGCCACCTTTGGACAGGGCTTTCGTGTGGGCAACATCTTTACCTTCACGCATGTCAGCCTTGCCGTTACCGTTGGCATCCTTGCCTTCTTTGTCTAGCTTACGCCTAGCACGTTGTCGCTCCATCCGCGCTTCGTGTGCACCCGCACGTTGCTTCTCTAATTCGTATTCGCGCTTGACGTTACGGTCAGCGGGGTTCTTGTAGGGCATGTCAATTCCTTCCGTTATGGCTACATTCTGATACAGGACACCATGCTTTGCAAGTGAAGTTTTTCTTGGGATTGAACACCCCAGTTTCATACGCTGTTTCACGTGAAACAAGTACATCATCTAGCTTGGCAAAGATATCAAACTTGTTGTGGACAGGGAAATCCACGGGTATAAAGTCCTTGCAGACTACAAACAATAGCCCTGCACGAACAAACTCAATCTCAGGGTAATGTATGAACACACAAGCGGCCATCAGTGCCAGTTGTTTTGGGTCTGCGTAGCGGCTACTCTTGCCCGTCTTGTAGTCAATGACTCGGGCTTCTTTCTTCTTACTGTCGATGATCAGCAAGTCGGCTATGCCTCTATACCAAACATCTTTGTCAAAGAAGCCACAAGGTGCGAACTTACCGTCCACCTTCTTGATGCCCATCTTCAACTCACAAATCTTTTCACCGTCAATCTTCATCAGCTTCTCTAGGAGAGGCTCCATGTATTTGTATTGCTCGGGGATCGGTGTGCCATCCCGCACGTACTCTTCTGCGGCGGTGTGTACCGCAGTGCCATACAGCATTGCTTCACTCTCAGGCTCTTTGATATCTTTCACCACACGCATGTGGTAATACTTCTTTGGGCACTGATCAAACAATGTGATGCTTGAGTAACTCCATGCGGGTGCTTTTTTCATTCCTCATCCCATAAATCATTAGGCCAAACTAGCACAGGGGTTTCAATACCCAAGTAACCGCCTTCGATATTGAACTCAATAAACTCACGGGCTTCCTCGGCATCCATGCCATCGCGCATGAGAATCTCCCTGATCTTTTCAGCATCGTACACCAACACATCAACACGTTGTTGGTCGCGCCATACAAGTGCAGGGCCAATGATCGCTTCATCGTAGCCATCGTACTTAATCATTTTTTCATGCCCCTAACGTAAGAGGCAAAACTGGCAATCGTGTCTTCACCAAATGCTCTTGTCATCTGTTCAATCGCTTGGGCAACTTCTTCTATGGTGTCGTTGCGCTTATCGTCCAGTTGTTCCAGTGTGTCAAGCAGTACTTTACGCACGGCTTGGTAGTCTTCTTCGTTCATGTTTATCTCCTTTTGAATTTGTTGTTTACGCCAACCTGATGCTACGTAATCTTGAATGTCATCGTCATCGTCTCTCATACTGTCTCCTCTTTGTCAAACATCTTCTTGAATGAAGG